GCAGATCAAGCAAAGAGAAGATTAAATAAAGCATTAAATACAGATAAAGCTGATCCAGAAGTATTAGACTTTACAGATAAGACTGCATCTGAACCTGAAGTTATTTTTAGACCCAATCCTGGGCCACAGGAAAAGTTTCTGTCTTCTAATGAACGAGAAGTATTTTATGGTGGTGCGAGAGGTGGAGGCAAGACATACAGCTTACTTATAGCACCGTTAAGATTTGTAGATAAACCTGCAGCTAGAATGCTGCTTATCAGGCGTTCTATGCCTGAATTGAGAGATGTTATATTCCAGACGCAGCAGCTGTATCCGAAAGCTGCACCTGGAGCAAAATGGAAAAGCCAGGAGAATACTTGGTATTTTCCCAGTGGAGCAAGACTAGAGTTTGGATACTGCGAGAACTTGCAGGATGTTTTAAGATACCAAGGTCAGTCTTATTCTTGGATTGGAGTAGATGAATTACCGCAGTATGCAAATCCTGATGTCTGGCACTTTTTAAGATCGTCTCTGCGTACTACAGATCCTACTATTCCTCTTCATATGAGGGCAACAGGAAACCCTGGTAATATAGGGTCAGCATGGGTTAAGAAGATGTTTATAGAACCTGCTGAACCAAATACTAAGGTAACTGAGAAAATAGAGTATGAATTAAATGGAAAAACATTAACCAGCGAGATAACCAGAAAGTTTATTTCAGCGTCAGTTTGGGATAATCCATACTTGACACAGGATTCTAGTTATGTTGCAATGCTTGCTTCTTTGCCTGAAGTTAAGAGGAAGCAGTTCTTATACGGTGATTGGGATGTAATTGAAGAAGGTGCGTTTCCTGAATTTGATAAGACGGTGCATACGTGTGAAAGTTTTGAAATTCCGAATGGCTGGACAAAAATTAGATCAGCAGATTTCGGATACGCTGCCCACTCTGCTATTTTATGGGGGGCTGTTGATTTTGATGGGTGTTTGTGGATATATAGAGAGTTGTATGTTAATCGTCTGACTGCTGATAAGTTAGGTCAAATGATTATAGAAGTAGAAGAAGGGGATGGTAGAATACAGGATGCACTGCTGGATAGCTCATGTTGGGCTAAACGAGGTGATGCAGGACCGTCAATTGCAGAAACATTAAATAAAGAAGGATGCAGATTTAGACCGTCAGACAGATCTCCAGGATCTAGAGTTGCAGGTAAGATTGAACTGCATAAAAGATTTATGATTGATAAAGAAACTGAAGAACCAGGACTAGTTATAATGCAGAACTGTAGAAATCTTATAAGTCAGCTTGCAGCTTTACCAGTAGATTCACGCAATCCTGAAGATGTTGATACTAAGGCTGAAGATCATTTGTATGATGCACTAAGATATATGGTAATGTCTAGACCTACTAATATAAGGATAGCATATCAGAATACTCCAAAACACAAGTATAATCCTTCTGATGCAGTATTTGGATATTAAATGACAAAACGTAATTATAAAAAAGAATACAAAGCAACACACGGCACAAAAAAAGGTAAGCTTGATCGGGCTGGACGAAATAAAGCTAATCGTTTAAAAAAGCCAGGAAAAGGAAAAGAAGTACATCACAAAAACGGCAACCCAAGAGACAACCGCCCAAGCAATCTTTCTGTTAGAAGTAAAAAAGCAAATAGAAAAGAGCAGCCTAAAAGGAAAGCATAATGGCAGACGATAACGATTTAGTTGTATTAGAAGACAAAGATACTGAAGAAGATTCATATATTAATTTAGTTAGTTATGTAAAAGCACGATTTGAAAGAGCTAAAAACGGCAGATATACTGACGAGGAAAGATGGATACAAGCATATAGAAACTATAGAGGTATGTATGGTCCTGACGTTCAATTTACAGAAACTGAAAAATCTCGTGTATTTATTAAAGTAACTAAAACTAAAGTACTTGCAGCATACGGTCAGATTATAGATGTTTTATTTAGTCAGAATAGATTTCCTATTGGCGTAGAACCAACTACACTTCCTGAAGGTGTATACGAAAGTGTGCATATAGATCCAAAAGAAGAAGAACAGGAAAAAGCTTTTGAAGAGTTTAAAAGTATTTATGGTTTTCCTGGTGACGGCAGTGATCTAGAACCTGGTGATACTTCAGAAATATTAACTGAAAAACTGGGTGCGATGGAAGAGAAATTAAAAGATTTAGAAGGGCTTAAAGAAGGGCCAGGTCAAACACAGTCAGCCATTACTTTCCATCCTGCTACAATTGCAGCAAAGAAAATGGAAAAGAAAATTAAAGACCAGCTAGAAGAATCAGCAGCCACTAAGCATTTGCGTTTTTCTGTATTTGAATGTGTTTTATTTGGTACTGCTGTTATGAAAGGTCCGTTTGCTTTTGATAAAGAATATCCGAATTGGGAAGATGACGGTACATATGATCCTGTAGTTAAAACTGTACCTAAAGTAGAATATACTTCTGTGTGGGATTTTTATCCTGATCCAGATGCATATAATATAGAAGACTGTGTATATGTTGTTGAACGTCACAGACTAACCAGATCACAGCTTAGAGCATTAAAGAAACGTCCATTTTTTAGAGCTAAATCTATTGAAGAAGCTATTAAAGAAGGTGAAGATTATGACCGTGAATGGTGGGAAGATAGTTTAACAGATAATGAAACCGCTTCAGATTTTGGTGGAGAAGGTTTTGCTAGTTATGGTGGAGATGTAGAGCGTTTTGAAGTACTGGAATTTTGGGGTACTATAGATAAAGAAATAGCTGAAACTCAAGGTTTAGAAATACCAGAAAATCAAATTAATGATGATGAAATACAAATTAACTGTTGGGTATGCAACAATCAGATACTTAGACTAGTTATAAATCCATTTGTACCAAAGCGTATTCCATATGTTGCAAGTCCATACGAAATTAATCCATATAGTTTTTTTGGTGTAGGTCTAGCAGAAAATATGGACGATACCCAAACATTAATGAATGGATTTATGAGACTAGCAGTAGATAATGCTGTACTTTCTGGTAATCTGCTGATTGAAGTAGATGAAACTAATTTAGCACCAGGACAGGATTTAACTGTATATCCTGGAAAAATATTCAGAAGACAGGGTGGTGCGCCAGGTCAAGCTATATTTGGTACTAAGTTTCCAAACGTATCAAGTGAAAATATGATGCTGTTTGATAAGGCAAGAGTATTGTCAGATGAGTCATCAGGACTGCCATCGTATTCGTATGGACAGACAGGTGTGCAGGGTACAGGCAGAACTGCATCAGGTATATCTATGCTCATGGGTGCAGCCAGTAATGCCATACGTACCGTAATTAAGAATATGGATGATTATATGCTGCGTCCAATGGGTGAGGCATTATTTGCATTTAATATGCAGTTTGACTTTGATCCAGAAATAAGAGGCGATCTAGAAATTAGAGCTAGAGGCACAGAAAGCTTTATGAAGAATGAAGTTAGGTCGCAGCGTCTTATTAGTTTCCTACAGATTGCAAGCAGTCCTGTATTAGCACCGTTTGCTAAGTTTCCATATATTATGCGTGAGATAGCTGCAACTATGGATCTTGATGTAGATAAGGTAACAAACAATCCTGAAGAAGCATTTAGACAAGCTATACTATTACAGCAGATGCAGCAGCAAATAGTTGAAGAAAATCCACAACCTGCACAAGATCCTACAGGAGCAGGAGGAGGTAATATAGGAACTGGTCAAGCACCAGCACCAGGAGAACAGGGATTTGCTACAGGCGGCGGTCCTAATGCAGGTACGCAACAGCAACAGCAGCAAGCCCAAGCTCCACAAGGTCAGGGAGGTGGAGAACAAATACCTCCTGAAATAATGGCTATGCTACAACAGGGTGGTGCAGGTAATGCTTGATAGCAAAACAGCTAAAGAACTACTTCCTTTAGTAAATTCTCCTGATTTTGAAGAATTGCTTTTAATATATCTTAACACTAAAAAAGAAGATGCTTATCGTATATTAGAACAAAGTGAAGACGAAGTAGATATATACAGAGCGCAGGGGCAACTTCATGCAATAAAGCGTATGGAAACTATGCGTGTAGAAGTACAGACAGCAGCTAAAGGAACTTGATATGGGTAGAGCAGTAGAATTACATATAAAAACATTACCTATTTTAGAAGGTACTGTAAAGCATGAAGATTTAGGAAAGATTACAACTTTACCATATGGTATTGTAAATGATCCAGATAAAAATTTAAAAGCTACTAATAGAAATAAAAAAGCTGCTAAAAGTTTAGGTTATAATTTAAATAATTTAACTACTGATCAAGCAAAAGAAGTCGCTACTAAAATATCAAATGATATAGATAAACAATTATCTAAAAATTCAAAAGTAGGAAAAGAATATTTAAATTTATCAGATAATTTTAAAACACTAGTTATTGATGCTATGTTTAATACTGGTGAAGTGTTTGAAAAATTAATAAAAGCATCTAATACGTATATGTTAGATAAAAATGAAGATACATTATATGATGTAATAAAAGAATCTAGAAGAGTTATAAAAGGTAAAACAGATAAAGGATTAGACAATAGAGTAGGTAAATTAGCTACTATGTTAGGAGTTATTTCAAATCCTAATGATGTTGCTGAATATGGTTTAGATAAAGTAGATGTGCTGCCAGGTGATGTAGAATTAGCTCAAAATTTTGTAGAACAAAATATAGATGAAACTGAGCGAATGCTAATGGATAGTACACCAACAGGTGAATTTGATCCAAAAGAAGAAGTAGATCCTGGTGATG